CGATAGCGGATGCCCCACTGGAACAGATCGCTGTTGAAGGCCGCGTCCGAGGTGGACGGATCGAACCTCATCTCCATCTCGGGCTTCGTCCGCTCCTGGAAGATCAGCGGCTTCAGCACCTTCGAATCGTCGATCAGATACCAGCGCGCGCCAGCCCCGGTGGTGAAGTTCGACCAGGTGGTGGCGGTGCCGGTGCCGTCCGCGTTCGGGAACACCGGGTGGTCGGTGTCAAAGAAGAACTGCCCGTCATAACAGACCGAACTTTCCCCGGCGGTGATCGCATCGTTCACCAGAATGTCGGGCCACTGCGCCGCCTCTTGCGCCATCGACCTGGCAATCGGGGCGAAATGGCCGAACTGGTCATCCTCGATCTGCACGCGCTGCACGCCCAGCGTCGATTCGAAGATCCGGTTGCTGATCTGATAGCCGGACAGCTTCATGTCCTTGACCACGCGGGAACCGACCCATTCGCGCAGACGGGGGAAGTCGCCCAGCCAGCCATAGGTGTTCGAGGCACCGGTCGAGGGCACCAGGGTTGCCACCTTGTCCCAGAACGCCTCGGCCCGCATGGCGGCGTACCCATCCTTGAACGCGGCCTGCAGCGAGGTGTTGAGGTTGGTCAGCAATGCGGGGGATGTGATTGCCATGTCGGATTACTCCTGTTTCATCAGGGCAACCCGCTCGGTTGCCATCTGTGCCTGCACGGCCTTCTCGGCCGCGAATCTTTCGGGGTCGGTGCCCATCATCCGGCACATCGCCAGCTCTTCGCCGGTCAGCTTGCCGGGGGTGGCGTCGGGCGTGCGGCGGTCCAGGGTGGATGCAGGCGCAATCACCGGCGCTGCCCCGACCATGGCCGTGAACAGATCAAGCCCGCCTTCCATGCGGCAGGCCGCCATGTGAAAGGCCTTCGATGCGGGCGCGATCTTGCCCGCCGTCACGGCGGCATCGACAGCCGCAGTGATCTCGGCCTCGCGCCGGGCCTTTGCCTCGGCCTCGAAGGCGGTGATCCGGTTCAGCGCCAGATCATGGTCGGCGCGCGGCACAAAGCGCGCCGGGTCCGGGGCTTCCGCACGGTTCAGGGCCGTGGCCGTGTCGGCCTTCAGCGCGTTGATGGCCGACACGGCATCCGCCGCAGTGGCCGTGGCCGCAAGGCCCAGGGCGTCAAGGACCGCCTTGTCCATAGGTTCAGTCTCCGTGGTTGCGCGGTTCAGGGCCGCCATTTCAAGGTTGGGGGAATTGGTGAGCCCGGCGCTGACGATCTGCAGGATTTCCCCTGTCTCGACATCGTACCGGAACACCGGGCTCAGGTAGCGGTAGGCGCGCGAGGTGACGGTCGCCTCGCCTGGGGCGGGCATGCCCAGGGGGGCCGCGACCTGGGAGGAATGTTCCAGATCGATCTGCGGCTCTTTCGCCGGATCAAAGGCCGCCGCCACCGCAGCCGGGTCCGACAGTTTCCAGCCGCGCCCGTCGCGCCCGACGATGGCCGGGCCGGGCGGCGTCAGCTGCACCCAGTCGGGCACCGCGCCGCTTTCAAAGTTCAGCGCAAGCCCGCGCAGCTGGGGAAGGGGATGTGTCACCATGGGGGCAGACTGCCCGCTCGGCCCGCGCCGATCACCCTTGAATGTTTTCGGGGGTCGGCCGGCCTTTTTTGCCGCTTTGGCAAACCGCGCGTCAGCGGGCCGCTGAAGGCCCTTCCCGCGTTCAGGCTACGCCGGGCCGGGGCAACCCGACAAGGCCCTTTAAATGGTATTTAACGGCGCGGTTTCGGGCCATTGCGCGGGCCGGGGTCGCCGGGATGTGCCTTCGGCGTTGAACTTCGCCCGCCGGGGGCGTAAAAGGGCCGTGCGGCTGAGCCAAGTATCCCGTCTGACCGGACAAGAGCCGGGGGGGAAGTGACGTCCCCCCAGCCGCGACTACCGTATCTGCTTTCCCTTCTTGCGCAGCCGCGCCAGGTATCGGCGCGAAGCAATGCGATAGAAGCTGACGAGATAGAGTTCGGTCAGTTTTTCCGTCACTTTCACGACCGCGACCCATGGCTGATCCTCAGTGCGCTCCACAATGGCAAGGCGGCGGTCCCCCACATCCAGAACTGCCCCGTCCAGAAACAGATCGGCCAGTCGGCCATAGTCCGATACCATCAGTTCCGGGTGCTCGCGCAGCTGCTTGTCCGCCGTGACCGCCGAAACCCGCACAAGCCGCTCAGTCGTGCCCAAGGCGCGGGACAATTCCCCGGGCAGGCTGGCTATGAAGGCAACCCCGGGCGCCCCATCCTTCAGGATGCGCTGCGTGCGCCAGCTTGTCGCCACGTCCTTCAAAGCCGCCCGCACTACCGCCTCGGGTGCCCCTTCCAGCCGGTCGCGCAGCAGCCCCTCTGCCGCCTGGCGGCGCAGCTTGCCGGGGTTGCGCTGCCAGCCGGGGTCGATCCCCACCGGCACCAGCTGCACGTCACCGGTGCGCTTGTTCACCACCTTGCGGTCGGGGATGTCCGGCGTGGCGCTGATCCCGCGCCGTTCCGCCTCGCGCCGCGTCACCGGGCGCACCTTGCATTTGCAGCCCCAGCCGTTCGGCGGCATCCATTCGTCCCAGAACGGGCTGTCCACCGGCAGGATCAATCCTTCCTTGTCGGCGTGGTGCGGGCGGTGCTTCTCGCTGGCCCCCAGCGTGTATTCCAGATAGGGAAAGGCCCCCTTGGTCCGCTCGATCCGCTCCCACTGGCCCGCCGCGCGGGCGCTGCGCAGGTTGGCGTCATAGATCGTGCGCAGCCGCCGGGGCGACCCAAGCTGCGCCTCCACCACCTCGCCGGTCAGCGGGTCTTCCATCGCCTTGCGGCCCCACCAGCCGGCCAGCGCCGGGTTGGCGCGCCAGCTTTTCTGAAACTGCGCAAAGGGCAGGCCTTCGTCCAGCGCCCGCTGCACCTCGCCCCGCATCGCCTCCAGCAGGTCCATCTCGGCCACCTTGGCCACGGCAAAGGCCACCGCGTGTTCCTCCGGCTCCACATCCAGCCAACTGAAGGACGGGCGCAGGCCCTTGTTGCGCAGGAACCGCGAGGCTTCGGGCGGCGGGCCGGGATTGAAGCTGTAGCCCGGCCGGTCTGGATGCTCAGTCATCCTGCGCGTCGCCCACCGCGCGGGCCCTGAACATGCCCTTGACCAGCGTGTCGATCAGCAGGGCCGATGGCATCTGCCGCAGCGCCTCGGGCAGGCGTTCCAGCACCGCCTCATGGCTGTCGGCCCCGTCCACGGCTTCGGCAATCGCCGCTTCCATCCCGGCCCCGACCTCTTCCCAGTCGGCCAGCATGTCCGCCCCGATTTCGTCCAGCAGATCCTCGCCCTGCTGGCGGTTCAGCGCCAGACCCGGGCCTGCCCGGTTCCGCGCCGGGGCCGCAGCCGGGGCGGGGGCCGCACCGCCCACCACCTCGTCCCCGTCTTCCGGATCGCTGAATCCCAGCGCGGCGCGCAGTTCGGTCGCCTTGAAGCTCAGGCCCCGCTCCATGAGCCTTGCGGCACCCTCGATCTTGGCTTTGATGTCCTCGGGTTCCGCCACCGGCAGCGTCAGGCGCGGATAGGCCTGCTGCGCGCCGAAGTTCAGATCGACGAAAGCCCGCACCAGGTCACGGTTGATCGCCCCCGCCACCACGCGGGCGTCTGCGGCGGCAATGTCATGGCGCACCTCATTGTGCACCGTGGCCTGCGCCTGGCTCGACCCGCTGTCGGCCGTCATCGTCTGGCCCAGCACCGCCTTGCTGATCTGCTCGTCGATGTAGCGCCCGAAGGCTTCGAACACCCGCTCCGGCCCGGACAGCGCCAGGCCCCTTTCAAAGGCAATCTCCATCGACTTCGGCAGCACCGCCGCCGCATCGGTGCCGATATTGGCCACCGCCTGGTACAGCTTGGCGACATCCTCCTTGGTGGCATTGGCGTCGTACCTGCCGATCCGCAGCGGCAGGCCGTAGGTCTCGATAAACGACATCCAGTCCTTGGACGTATAGGCCTTGCACATCCAGCCGAAAGCGACCACGCGGGCCAGCCCGCCCCGAAAGGTCAGACCGGATTTCATCCTTGCCCGGTGGCAGATGAACTTGAACGGCTCCAGCGGCACGCCATCGACCGGCCCGGCCTCGTCCAGCAAACGCAGCTCGCCACGCGTCTCCCGGTCAAACACGAAAAAGCGCGGGTCACGATGATCGAAGCGCGCGGGAGTCCAGCGGCTGGCGCTGCGCGCCCAGTCGATCTCGACCACGGAGAACCCCTTGCCCAGGGCATCCAGCAGATCCTCGACCATGTCGGCAAAGCCGGGATGCTCGGCTATTTCCTCGCGCACCGCCTCGGCGATCTCCACGTCGCGCGCGCTGTCGCTGGCCGGTTCGACCTGCGGCATGATGCCGGAGATCGCGCGCTTGCGCGTGCCCAGAACCGAGAAATAATGCGGGTCGCGCTCTTCCATCTCCTCGGCCAGGATCAGGAACTCGCGCAACTCGCCCTGGTCGCAGGCGCGCAGGATCGACGCCAGCTTCACCGGGGTCAGGCCGGACGCGGCGCTGCCCGCCCAGGTCTGTCGGATGCCGGTCATGCCGCCCTCGGCCAGCGGGACGGTCAGCTTCTGTTGCCGCACCGGGCGGCCATAGGCATCAAGCAGCGCCATCAGAACAGTCCTTTCTGCGCCGCGAACCCGCCTGTCAGCCGGAAGTCGCGGTCAAAATCATCGCCGCCATGGCGCGGCACGGGCGTGTAGTCATAGGGCTGGTAGGCCGATGCCGCCCCGCTGACCGCCAGCGCCATGGCCCAGAAGCGGTCGGCGTGACCGTCGCCTTCGCCATCCGCCACCAGGCGGCGCACCCCGGTCGGCCCCACGCTGGACTGGATCGAATGCAGATCGGCGCGCAGCACCACGTCGCCGGCCGGAATGCGAACCTTGCGGTCCTGCATGCCTTCCTTCAGGCGCGTGGCCAGGTCCAGCCGGTTCGGCCCGGTGAACAGCACGCCTTCCACCCGGTCGGTGCCATGGCGGCGCTTGGCATCCTCGACCGGCTTTTCGCCCATGCCGGTCTGGTCCATCCGGTGCCGCACGATCCGGTACTTGCGGAACATCTCTGCCCGGATCGCGTCCTGCTCGGCAAAGCTGATCCGGCGGCGCACCACCAGTTCGCGCAGCCACAGCACATCGCCCACCTGTTCCAGCACCGGCAGCACGAACAGGTCGTTGCGCGCCGCGATATCCTCGCCAGAAAAACACGGGCCACCCTGGTACAGCCCCGGCAGCCCCGCCGCCGGGTGTTCGCAGCTGCTGATCAGATCATAGTCCAGCCAGGCACTGGCGGCATCCATCCATTTCAGCTCGAATTCCTGCGCCCAGATATCCTCATCGGCCAGTGCCGCGCGCAACTCGGCAATGTTCACGTCCAGCCCCTGCGCCACCGCCTGGTAGATGTCGGTGACATGGCGCGACCAGGTGTCGCCCCCGGCCGTCATCAGCTCGTAGAACTTGTTGCCCTTGCCGTTTGGCGTGCTGATCACGCGCAGCTTGTGCCCGCCGCGCGCCACCACCGGAAAGGCCGATGCCCAGATGCGGCGGCTGTCATGGTGATGGGCGAACTCGTCTAGGATCAGGTTGCCGCCAAAGCCGCGCGCGGCATCCGGGCTGGCCGACAGCGCGATGGCCCGGCTGCCGCCGGGAAACCGGACCTCCTGCGTCTTGTAGGTGGCCTCGGGCACGTCGATGACCGTGGTCTGCCCGCCCGCCGTCACCTCCTCGCGGTGGGCAGGCACGCGGAACTCGCCCTCTTCAAACACCGGTTCCTGCTTGCGCGAAAGGCCGCGCAGCACCGCGTAATAGGCCCGGACCATGGGCTTAAAAGCGTCTTCAAAAGCTTCCTTCGCGGTGCCTTCCGACCGGGACAGGATCGTCCAGCGCGCCTTGCGCCCCTCGACCTCGGCCGCCGTGCAATCCGCAGCCACCTCGCCCATCGATGCGAATGTCTTGCCGCCGCGCCGCGTCATCATCCCGATCTTGAATCGCGCCGGGTCGGCCATCCACGCCCGCTGATAGGGCCGAAAGCGGATCAGCGGGCTGTCCGGAACAAGCGTGCTCATGTCTGCGCGCCGCCCCGAAGCGCCTTCAGCGTGACCAGCGCCCGGTCAAGCGACTTGTCGATCTGCGATGGGGCCGCAGCGCGTGGCCGGAACGTGTAGTCCTCCAACCTCCAGATCACGCGCGCATAAGTCATCTCGCCCACGGCCTGCCCGCCAATCATCTTCCGGATCAGCCAAAGGCTGTCCCGGCACAGGCGCGCGATATTGTCATCGCGCCTGGCGAAGTAATTCGCCTGCACCGCAAGGTCATTCGCCACCTGTGCCGGGGTTGCGGTCATCATGCACTCCCGATTGGCCAGTCCGGCAGGTCCACCGTCTGACCGGCCAGGGGATGGGTGCAGTCCTGCAGAAACAGGATGCGACCGCTGGTGACGAAACTGTGGCAGGATGGTGCGCCGGGGTTGAAGAACGGGCCGGGCCGATTGACGAAGATCGACGGTGTAAAGGTCGGGCAGTCGCCACCCCCGTCAAATCCCCAGCACGGCCCGTCCGGGGTGGCGTCGCGGCTGACAGTGATCTGGTGCGCCCGGTG